TTATTTGAATAATAATTAAATAAAAGAGGGAATATTCCCTCTTTTATTATTAAAGAGGTGTATTTTATGCTTATAATATGTAAATGTCATGGAATTAAAAAAGAGAGAAATACTTTATATAAAGTAATTGTAAATGGTAAAAATAATTATTATTGTAGTGAGCAAGATTATATTAAAATGCAAGAAGAAAAGGAAAGTAAAATAATAGTTTTTAATATGATAAATGATATTTTCGGATATAAAGTAATCAATACTGCTATATTTAAAGAATTAAGTGAAATATCTAATATTCATACTTATAATAAAATTAGTTCTTATATACAAGATAATAAATCACAATTAGAAATATTTATGAGAAAAGATTTTGATACTGAGTATGGTAAGATAAGATATTTTTCTACTATATTAAAAAATAATCTTGTTGATTATAAAATACCTAAAAAAGACAAAGATAAAGAAATTAATGTAGAAATAGTTAATGTTAAATATACTTCTAGGAATAGAAAAAAGAATCTTAATGAATATTTGGATGAATTTGAGGTGGTTAATTGAAAGATTTTATTAGTGGTTCAGAAAAATATCTTAAAGAATTATTACAAGGAAGGAAATCAGTAGAAGGTAATGTTATTGCTTGTATTTATAAAGATTTATTATTATTAGATGAAACAAAATTAGAAGTAAAAGATTTCTTATCTATTGACGGACGTTTTTATTTTGCATTAGCAAAAAATATTAGAGATAAGGGTTTTAATTCAATTGATGAAATTACTGTATTGTCTAGTATATCTGAAAAAATTGAATCTGGTTTTCAAGATAGAGGTGGATGGAATTCAATTCAAAATCTCATAAATATTATTAATGAAAAAAATTGGGATACATATTTAGATATTCTTTATAGAGAAAATATTTTATTAAATCTTCATGAAAATGGTTTTAATTTATTAAAATTAATTGAAGAAAATGGCAAAAAAATTATACCAATTGAATTATTTAGAAAAATGGACAGTGAAAGTGTATTAGAATATTATGAAAATAAATTATCATCTTTTGCCACAGGGAATAGTAGTAAAATTTTAGAAGAAGGAGATTTAGAGATAAGTGACCAATTTATTAATGACTTACAAGAAGGTTTAGAAAGTGGAGTACCTTTTGATATATGTGGAAAAGATATTAATGAAAATGATGTAACTTGTTTCCCTTATACTTCTAATCAAATTGGTGGATTTTTAGATGGAACATTAAATATGTTAGGTGGTTTTTCTTCAAGTGGGAAGTCTACAATGTGGATTACAATATTAATGGGATTAGTTAATTACGAAAGAAAGATAATAATTATTACAAATGAACAAAAAAGTTCTGTTTTTAAAATACAATTAATAACTTGGTTACTTGCTAAAAAATTTAAATATTATAAAGTTACTAAAAAGAAAATAAAAAATAAAGATGAGTTAACAGAACAAGATAAAGAATACATAAAAAAAGCACAAAAATTATGGAATGAAGAATATAAAAAATATTTTAAATTTATTCAAATTGCTGATGCAGATATAAATTTAGTAAAGAAAAAAATACGTCAATATGCTTTAAGTTATGGATTTGATACATTTTTATATGATACATTCAAAGCAGAAATTAGTAATGATAGAGGAGATAATAATTGGTTAAATTTAATTAAAGATTCTAGAGAATTAGATAAGGTTGCAAAAAAATATAATTTAATAGGATTAGCAAGTGTTCAATTAGCACAATCATTATTTGGAACATTATTTTTAGATGCATCTGTTTTATCACAATCAAAACAAATAAAAGAAATACTTGAAACATTATTATTAATAAGACCTGTATTTTCAGATGAATTAGATAAAGAAAATAAAAGGTTTTATTGTAGACCATTTAGAAGAAAATTAATTGATGGAAAATGGTGCGAAGAAGAATATGTTGTTGATGAAACTGGTGTATACAGAATGTTGTTTTTTGAAAAGAATAGGAATGGAGAAAATTCAAGTGATACAGGAGTTGCTATGTTATTAAAGTTTAATGGTAATACAGGTGTATTTTCTGAATCTGCATATTGCAGACCGAAACATGGTAAGATTGGAATATAATTTATAAGAATGGAGCGAATAATTTGTGATAAATGAAATCAAACAAAAACTCATTAATAATCCTATACATATTAATAATATATTAGAATATTATGAGTTTTATAATATTGATGTCAAATCACAAGAAATTCGTTGTGGTATTGCAGAAGATACTAATAAAACATCAATAAGAATTAAATTACATAATAATAATTATTTATATGTTTCTGATTATGGCAGAGGGATAAATTGCGATTTTATCAGTTTTATTATAAAAAGCAAAAATATCAAATTTAAAGATGTTATTAACATAATAAAAAAAGAAATAGGAATGGATAATTTTTATCATATTAAAAAAGTAACACCAATATTTGGTGGGTTTTATGATAAGATTAAAATTAAAAAATCATCAATTGTAGAATTAAAATATTATGATGAAGATATCTTAACACCATACATAAATAAATTTAATGTAAAATTTATGAAAGACGGAATATCTATTGATACACAAAAAAAATTTAATATAGGATTTGATATATCAACACAAAGAATTACATGTCCTTGGTGGAGTTTTGACGGAAGATTGGTTGGAATTACAGGGAGATATAATGGTGATTATGAAGAAGATAATACATTAAAATGGTTTCCAATTATACCACATCCAAAATCACAAACATTATATGGGTATACTGAAAATTATCAACATTTACAAGGATGTGATGAATTATATATTGGTGAATCAGAAAAGTTTTCTTTACAATTAGATACAATGGGTATATATACAGGAGTAGCATTAGGAGGAAATTCAATTCATACACCACAAATTATAAATATAATTAATCTTAATCCAAAATCAGTGTATTTTTGTTATGATGAAGGATTAGATGAAGATATTATTATGATACAAGTTAAAAAATTTAAAACAATGATTAAATTTTTTGATATTAAAATAGGATATATAATAGATAGAAAAAATAAAATATTAGAAAATGGTTCAAAAATGAGTCCAACTGATTTAGGTAAAAATAATTTTATAGAATTAAAAAATAAATATGTCGAATGGATGTGACTTTTTGGGTAAAAAATGGAATGTATTAGAACCTAAAGAAATTTATGATACATATGATTCAATTACTAATAAAATATTAAAAATAAGAGGAATCAAAGATAAGAATAAATTTTTAGAACCAAAAGAAGAAGATATTAATAGTCCTTGGAAATTATCTAATATGAAAGAAGCAGTAGAAATAATTATAAATGCAATAGAAAATAATTTGAAAATCGGAATATATGGTGATATAGATACTGATGGAGTAACTTCATTAGTATTTATGTATAAATATTTAAAAAATTATAACATTGAACCACAAATACTATGTCATCAAAGGAAATATGGACATGGAATAAAAGTAAATAATGTACCAAAGGATTTAGATTTATTAATTGTAGTTGACAGTAGTAGTAATTCAGTTAATGAATGTTTAGAATTAAAAGAAAATATGAATATAATAATTTTAGATCACCATCATTTTGAAAGAGATAATCCATATGCAATAATAGTTAATCCTCAATATAATAATTACAGTAATAAATATTTAAGTGGAGTTGGAGTAGTATATCAAACTTGTAAAGCAATTGATGAAATTACAATGAATTTTTATGCTGAAGATTATATTGATATTTGTGCAGTAGGTTTAATTGGAGATATGATGAATGTAACACAACCAGAAACAAGATTTTTAATTCAAAAAGGATTATTAAAAATACATAATAATTGTGACCCATCATTACTTGCAATACTTAAATATTTGAAAAAAGAATATAAACCAAATGCTACAACAATTGCATTTTATTTAGTTCCATTTATAAATTCAATTATTAGACTTGGAAAAATTGAAGATATAATAAATATTTTAATTACAGAAGATGTTAAGAAGTTAAAAGAAATGATTAAATTATGTGGTGGAATGAATGATAAAAGAAAATTATTGCAAAGTGACATTGTAGAACAAATAGATAAAATTATTGATTTAACTCATAAAATAATAATTATTGATGCAACAAAATTAAAAGCAACATCAACATTAAATGGATTGATAGCAAATAATATCGCACAAAAATATCAAAAACCAACTCTAGTTGTAAATTTATATTCAGAAACAAATATTTTTAGTGGAAGTGGTAGAGGATACGGAAATAAATTTGATTTTAAACAAGTATTATCTGATACAGGATTATTTGAAAGTGTAGAAGGCCATAGTTCAGCTTTTGGAGTAGAATTTAAAAAAGAAAATATAGAAAAAATATATACAATTACTGATGAAGAATTAGAACATATTAAACAAGAATATATAATAGAAGTAGATATAAAAATAAATGTAGAAGATATTACATGGGATTTATTGTATGAAATACAAAGGTTATCATTTATTGCAGGAGAAGGATTTAAAGAACCAACATTTATTATTGAAGATTTAACTGTTGGAGATATTAAAATAATGAAAGATATTCATTTAAAATTTAATGCAGAAGATTTAGAATGTGTCAAATTTAATGTGACGGAAGAAGAGATAAAAAATATTGAAGATGCAATGTTTGTAGATGTAGTAGGTAGTTTAAGTGTAAATTCATGGTATAATTTTGGTAAAAAAGAAGTTATAAAATCAAAACAAGTTCTTGTTAAAGATGTAAAAACTTATTAAAAATAAAATATAATAAAAGGAGAGATTATATGGAATATTGTAGTATATGTAATATTTCAGAATTAGACACTTCAAGATTTAATAAAAATAGTAAGTATGGTAATAATCTTTGTAATAAACATTATTTACAACTAAAAAATCATGGAAAAATAATTGACTCCTCGCAACCTAATATTGTTATTAATAAAAAAATATATTGGTCATCTGAAGAGGAAGATATATTAATTGAATTAATAGAAAAAGTAACCCCATATAAAGAAATAAAAAATATATTAAATAAAACTATTACTGCGATCACAAGTAAAGTTAAAAGAATGAATTTAAATACTAAATATAAAAACAGTATGAATTATAAATCAATATACCAAGATTACGATTGGTGTTATCAAAAATACATAAATGAAGGATTAAGTCATGATGAGATGGCAAAAGAAGCAAATTGTACGAAAAGAGTAATTGAAAAATGGTGTACTGAAAGACATAGATTAACTCAAGAATATAGACAAGTTAATAAACAGTTAAATGAAAAGCAAAAAGATTTAATTGTTGGTTCAATGTTAGGTGATGGACATATTGATAAACGAGAAACTCAACCCATATTTATTGTAAGTCATGCAGAAGATCAAAAAGATTATTTATATTATAAATATAAATTATTGAAAGAATTTTGTAATATATCACCAACAAGACAAGAACCAGCATACAAAGAATTTAAAGGTAAATTATATTTATGTCAAGCAACATATAGATTATGCACAAGAATTCATGATTGCTTATTAGAATATAGAGGTAAAACATATACATATTTATTAAATTTAATGAATGAATTTTCATTTTCAATTTGGATATTAGACGATGGATATAGAAGTAATTCTAATTGGGAATTATGTGTTGCAGAATACACAGATGAAGATATAAATTTAGCTTTAGATATATTTAAAAATAAGTTTGATTTGTTTGCTAAACAAAAGAAAGATAAAAGATATTTATTATTTGATGCAAATTCGTCACGTAAAATAGATGATATATTATTAAGAAATATTCCTAATGAATTAGATATAATTAAAAATAAAATTATAGAAAAAAATATATCTAAAGAACAAAAAATTTTATATGTAAAATATAATAATGAATATATTAAATTGCATGAATTATGTAAAAATTTAAATTTAAATTATAAATATATATGGCAAAAATTAAATAGAGGTGGATCTATAGAAGAAATAATTAAACAAAAAGTGATTGGATTATGAAAAAAAATTATGTAGTCTATCATTTACATACAGAATTAAGTTTACTAGATTCATGCACTAATTTTAAATTATATGTAGATAAAGCAGTAGAATTAGGTCAAAAAGCAATATGTTTTTCTGAACATGGCAATATATATAATAATATAGAAAAGAAAATGTATTGTGAAAAAAATAATATTAAATATATTCATGGTGTAGAAATATATTTAACGGAAACATTTAATGAAAAAATAAGAGATAATTATCATACTATTCTTATTAGTCGTAATTTTGAAGGAGTAAAAGAGTTAAATAGATTAATTGATATTTCTACTCAAGAAGACCATTTTTATTATAAAAACAGGATATCATTTGATGAATTTCTTAATATATCAAATAATATTATTTGTATCTCTGCATGTTTGGCATCTCCAATAAATAAACTAAGTGAAAACAATCCTTATTATGAAAAACTTTTAAATAAATATGATTATTATGAAATTCAACCACATATTAACTCAGAAGATCAAAAAAAATATAATAAAAAATTATATGAATTATCAATTAAATATTGCAAACCATTAATTTGTGGTACAGATACACATGCATTAAATACTTATAAAGAAGAATGTAGAAGTATTTTACAAAAATCAAAAAAAATAGAATATGGTGATGAAGATAAATATGATTTAACTTATAAGAGTTATGAAGAATTAGTAGAAATGTTTAAACAACAAAACGCTTTACCTGAACATGTATATTTAGAAGCAATTAATAATACTAACATAATGTCTAATTCTATAAATGAATATGATTTAGATTTATCTTTTAAGTATCCAAAATTATATGATAATGAAGAAGAAGTGCTTAAAAAACTTATTAATAAAAAATATAAATATAAAGTATCTCAAAAAATTATACCACAAAACAATATTTATAAAAATAATATTTTAGAAGAATTCAGAGTATTTAAGAAAATTGGTATGATTGGATTTATGTTATTTATGTCCGAATTAATGACATGGTGTAGAGATAATAATATTCCTTTTGGTAACTGTAGAGGATCTGTTGGAGGAAGTACAGTTGCATATATACTTGATATTATTGATTTAGACCCAGTCAAATGGAAAACAGTATTTTCGAGATTTGTAAATGAAGACAGGATTGAAATTGGAGATATAGATGTAGATTTTTCTCCTTCTCAAAGAGAATTAGTTTATAATTATATTATAGAAAGATTTGGTATTGACTACACATCTTATATATTAGCAATAGGTACTATGGCAGAAAAAAGGACTATAGATAATATAGGTAGAGCATTAAATTTACCTATACCATTTGTAGCAAAAATAAAAGAAGAGTATGAAAAAAATCCTGAAGAAACAAAATTAAAATATCCAGATATATTTTATTATTTTGAAGGATTAGTTAATACTGCCGAATCCCAATCAATGCATCCAGCAGGAATAATCGCTAGTCCAATATTATTAACTGATTACTATGGAACAATATGGAAAGATAACAAAAGAATATTATGTATCAATATGGAAGAAGTTCATGAAGTATCTTTAGTAAAATATGATATTTTAGGACTAAAAAATATTGAAATTATTAAAGATACTTGTGAACTTATTGGTACTCCGTATCCATTATCTCATGAAATAAATTGGGATGATAAAAATGTTTGGGATGACATTATTACTTCTCCTGTTGCAATATTTCAATTTGAAGGAAGTTTTGCTTTTGATTTATTAAAGAAGTACATTCCCCTTAAGATTAATGATTTATCTTTAGTGAACGCATGTTTAAGGCCATCTGGTGCTAGTTACAGAGATAGATTAATAGCAAGAGAATTTAATAAAAATCCATCTATATTAATTGATAATCTTTTAAAAGATAATAATGGATTTTTAGTATTCCAAGAAGATGTTATCGCTTTTCTTCAACAGATATGCGGATTAAGTGGTAGCGAAGCAGATAATGTTAGAAGAGCAATTGGACGTAAGCAAAAAGATAGAATTGATGAAGCATTACCTAAAATACTTGAAGGTTATTGTGGTAAATCTGATAAACCAAGAAATGAATCTGAATTAGAAGCAAAAGAATTTTTAGATATTATTGAATCGGCAAGTTCTTATATGTTTGGATATAATCATTCAACTGGTTACAGTATGATAGGTTATTTATGTGGATATTATAGATATTATCACCCATTAGAATTTATCACTGCGTATTTAAATAATGCTAATAATGAGGATGATATTAGAGATGGAACAGAATTAGCAAAATTAAAAAATATTAAAATTAGTCCTATTAAGTTTAGATATTCAAAAGCAAAGTATTTTCCCGATAAAGAAACAAATACTATTTACAAAGGAATAGGTAGTATTAAATTTTGTAATGATAATAATGGAAGTAAATTATACGAATTAAGAGGTAATCAATATAATAGTTTTTATGATGCAATGAAAGATATTTTATCTACAGGTATTAATTCTAAACAATTAGATATACTTGTTAAATTAGATTTCTTTAGTGAGTTTGCTAAATCCAAAAAGATATTAAGATTTATTGAGTTATATAATATAATTAGTTCAGCTAAACAATTATCTAAAGATAAAGTTACTAAATTTAATATTAATACTGAAATAATAACTAAGTATTCTAGGCAAACTGAAAAGAAATTTATATTATCTGATAATATAAAAATACTTGAAGAATTATGGGAAGAAATACCAAATAAAAATATTAATATTAAAGAAAGAATACAAACAGAAGTAGAATATTTAGGATATCCAGAAACAAAATCTAATGCAATTTTAGAAGAATATGCTATGGTAATAAATATTAATACTAAATATAAAAATCCAGTAATAACTTTATATGAAATAAATAATGGTAATACAGAAATTATTAAAGTTAAGAAAAAACAATTTGATTCAAATCCTTTTAAACTTTATGACGTTATTAAGACTAAAGAAAGAAAAAGAGAAAATAAATGGAAGAAAACAGAAGACGGTTTTGAAATGATTAATGAAAAAGAAAATATATTATCATCATGGACAATAGTTAAGTCAAAAGAGGAGGAAATGTAATAAATATAAGTAATTATAAATATACAGATAAACAACAACAAGAATTATTATCATCAATCACAATAATTATAGATACAAGAGAAAAATCATGTGAACATATTATTGAATATTTTGATAAAAAGAAAATTAAATATATTATAAAAGGATTAGATAAAGGAGATTATAGTTTTTTTCTACCTAAAAATGATGAATTATCAATTAATAGAGATTTATATTTTGATAAGGAAATAGTTATAGAAAGAAAAATGTCTTTAGAAGAATTAAGTGGAAACTTTTCTCAACAAAGAGATAGATTTGAGAAAGAATTTATTCTTCATAAAGGTAAAATGTATCTTTTAATTGAAAATGCAAATTATGAAGATATTTGTAATGGTAATTATAAAACTGAATATAATAAAAAATCATATTTAGGAAGTCTTCATAGTTTTGCTAATCGTTATAATATTAATATTATGTTTATGCCTAATAATCAATATAGCGGATTATATATTTGGGCAACATTTTATTATCATTTAAGAAATATCTTAAAATATTAAATAAAGGAGTATAAAATGTTAAATAAAGAATTAGTAATAGAGAAAATGAAAGAACGTGGATTTACTGTATATGCAAATATAGGGAAAACAAAAATACAATTTATTTCTTCACATATGTATGATATTCATTATAAAGAAAATACATCAATACGTAAAAGAATACCTATAATAAACATAATTGTAGATTTAGAAAAAGACGAATATTATGGAATATATAATATAAAAGAAAGTATTAACACTCTGAATTTACCTGTCTGTGGATCTGTCCTTAATGATAAACATTTTGATAGTAATGTTTGTAAATTTGAATCTCATGCTAAATTATTAGAGAATTTTGCTTAACAAAACATAAAAATAATTGTTGACAATCACCAAATAATCAATTATACTATAATCAATAGGAGAGATAATCATTCATCATAATTTATACATCACACTCACACCAATAATGATTATCTCTTCCTAATCACCTTAACACTATCTTAACATAATCTTAACAATCCTTAACATGAAAATGGAAGTATACACTCGAAAACAGAAGATAATCAAACCAAAAATCCAAAAAATCAACACAAAATCAAAAGGTTTGGTCATGAAATGGAAATTATCAATAAAAGGAGAATAAAAAATATGGAAACTAAAATAATTGAATTTGAAGGTATTAATTCTGGTGATTATGAATGTTTTTGTTGGGATGTTGATATAGAAACATTTAAAAGAATAAAAGGTAAAGAACCAGATGAATTTGATTATGCTGAAATAGATGATTCTGATTTTGATAATATCAAACCAATAGGAGATAAGGTTAGATTATATCCTATTGATATTTTTAAAGGCAATAAAGTTAAAGTAAAAATTGAAATAGAAGATTTAGATGAATACAAACAATGTTCTGATTGTGGTAAACTTTTAAAATTATCAGATTTAAAACCACATAATAAATATGAAGAACATAATGATTATTTCTGTGATGATTGCTTAAATACATGTTCTGTATGTGGAGAATTATTTGCTGATTATACAGGATCAGGAAAATGTAATAGTTGTGCAGATTAAATAAAAAGGAGATTAATATAATGTTTAAATGGTTAACCAATTATTTTAAGAAAACAAAAAACAATTCAAATAACAATCAAAATCCTATTTGTAAAGATTGCCAATGTAGTAAATGTTCATTACAATGTACTATGGGTGGATGCGATGTTTGTGCGTTATGCTTAAAAACAGAGATTAGATCAGATTGCCCATATTTTGAAGAGTAAAGGAGAATAATATGAATTACAACAATGAATTAATAAAACTAAGATTAAAAGAACAACAACTCCACCAACAAGCAGAAATTGATGGATTCACTTATGACTCTTTAAACAAAAAATTCATTAAACAAGACGAACAAATCTACATTATCCACATAGCAATTAATACAATTGGTGGAGGAGAAGATTTAGGAAAATTTGAAATATATGATAAAGTATTTCAAATAGATGAACAGTTTGCATTAAATTCATCAAAAATTAATAATCTATCTGATTTTATGGATAATGTATTATATATAAAAGATTGGGACAAAGACTTTATAAGATGTAATGTATTTGAACAAGTAGAATTATCTAATTGGTTTTACTGTGATACAGAAAGAAGTGTTTATAAAGATTATGAAAATATTATTACTTTTAGATTTTCATATAATGATCATATGATGGGAAATGTGACAATAATGAAATGTAAATCAGAAGTGTTAAGAACACATAAAAATATTTATCATTATAGTAAAAGCTATGCTATGGATTAAATTTAATAAATTATGTCTTTTATTCAAACTTTTAATTTTAATAAATTGATGAAAATAAACCTTGACATACTAATAACAAAATGGTAATATAATTGTAGATAAAAAAATAAATTAAAAAGGAGAAATTAATTATGAGTAATATGAATATTGATCTTTTAAGAAGTAAACTAGAATTTTTAGCAGAACAAGTACACAATTCATGGTGGGAAGAAAAGAAAAAACAAGGATTTCATGCACCTAATGAATGCATGTTTTATTCTAAACTTAATGGTACAGAAGAAAAATTCACCAAACATTGTGATAAATGCCATGCTGATATGTATCCATATGATGAATTGGCAGATAATATTCAAGAGTATGACAGGGTAACTGTAAAAACAGTTTTAGATGCAATTGAAAAATTATAATAAATAAAAAAATAAAAAAGGAGATTTATTATATGATTAAATTAAATGGGCAAGAAATTAAGTTCGATTCATTACCAAATAATGAGACATTAATAAAAAATAATCAATTAAAACATTTAGAAGATACATATAATGTTAGGTGTGATAATTTAGTTGAATTTAAGTATGAAAATGATAGTGATTTAATTAAGTTAATGTTTGTTAAAAAGTATTTGGATAGTATAAATTATAGCAATGTTAAAATAGATTTATTAATTTATTATATGCCATATAGTAGAATGGATAGAGATGAAGGAGAAGCACTATTTACATTAAAATATATTAGTGACTTTATTAATTCATTAAATTTTACAAGTATTAAAATAATTGAACCACATTCAGATGTTACTTCTGCGTTAGTAAATAAATCAATTTCTAATTTCCCTTCTATTAAAATATTTAATAATGTATTAAATATTGTTAATTTTAATAAAGAAAAAGACTATGTATATTTTGCAGATGGTGGAGCAGAAAAAAGATATAGTAAAATGATAGATAGTGGATTTAATACATTAATTGGATTTAAGAAAAGAGATTTTAAGACTGGTACAATAACACATTTACAAGTTATTGGAGATATGATAAACAAAGATTGTAAAGTAATTATATTGGATGATTTATCGAGTTTCGGTGGTACTTTTATTTTAGGTTCAGAAAGATTAAAAGAAATGGGAGCAAAAGAAATATATCTTGTTATAGGACATTGCGAAGATAATATATTTGAAGGTAAAATATTTAATACAGATTTAATTAATAAAGTATTTACCACAAATAGTATGTTTACTGATAAAACTAAATGGTTAAGAGAAAAATGGATTCAAGAAAATAGAATCAGTATTTATGAAATTAATGATTTAATATAATATTAATATAAAAAGGAGAATAATTAATATGAGTAAATATATCTATCCAGCAACATTGCTATGTGATTTTTATAAAGTAAGTCATAAAGAACAATATCCAAAAGATACGGATAAGATTTATTCAACTTGGACACCAAGAACAAGTAGAGTAGAAGGAATTGATAAAGTAGTTGCATTTGGTTTTCAAGCATTTATTAAAGAATATTTAATTAATTATTTTAATGAGAATTTCTTTAATAGAAATATAGATGATGTTGCTAATGAATATAAAAGAGTAATTAAATATACTCTTGGTGTTCAAAATCCTAATGTATCACATATTATTGAATTACATAAATTGGGATACTTACCTTTAAAAATTAAGGCAGTTAAAGAAGGAACATTAATTCCTATTAGAGTACCTATGTTAACAGTAGAAAATACTAGCCCTAAATTCTTCTGGTTAACTAATTATATTGAAACTTTAATGAGTTGTTGTTTGTGGCAACCTTCTACAAATGCAACATTAGCAAAAGAGTATAGAAAAATTCTTGATGAATATGCAGAAAAAACTGGTGGAGATATGTCGTTTGTCCAATTCCAAGGACATGATTTTAGTTTTAGAGGGAAAGATTCACTTGATTCTGCTAAATCTAGTGGTGCAGGACATTTACTTTCATTTGTAGGGACAGATACAATTCCATCAATTTTATATCTTGAAGAATTCTATAATGCAAACATTGAAAATGAATTAGTAGGAACATCGATCCA